TGTGTTCTATGGCCATTACCAACCCGTGGAGTGAAATAGTGGTTGGCACACCATAGAGATCAGAGGACAAAAGTGGCAACACAAGATGTTTAATATGAGGGTAAAGAGTACGGTAAATGTCGACGTACAAAGTGGCGAGCATTTGACGGGCCTTACCGAAGTCACGACCACAGTCCTCAACAAATTTTGGTCCGACGGCTTGGAGCAGATTGTGTACCTTGGTGGAAATCATGAATTCGAGATGCCCAGCAGGCTTAGCCGTCTGAGATGCACGGAAGTTGCGGTGAGTGATGTCGGGAAACACGAACCGTCGGAAGAACGCTCTGCACCAACCGCCGCCATCACCCAAGAACTCGTTGGCAGCATTGACGACGACGGTGGCATCAGGTTCCTCCAGAGGGAAGTTCGTTAAATTGGCTTTATGCACCGACAGAGTTATCCCACGATAGGTCCATTTTGTATCGTCAGGCATACTGTTTATGTGAAATGCCTGCACAGGGGTACCGGCAATGTGGCGAAGTGTGCCGTGACTCGATACACTCTCGGTCCAGTCGACGCGAACGGCTTCGACAGTAGGTGAGGAATACTGTGAACTGTGCAAGGAACTGTCGTCGGAGTTGGCGTAGGCCCTGCGTCGACGTTCGAGATATTCATGCGTCGGCGGCTCAACAAATCCAGCCTCGGCCGGAACAAAACTAGTGAGTTCGTTTATAAGCGCCTGAGTTTCGGCGCCTAAAGTCTGTTCCGCTAAAGGCCGGAAACCTGGCGCCAGTGGCAGCCTGGGCCGGGTTTCGGTGTCATGGAAAGGAGGCGGGTCGTCACGTTGTTCACCAGCTAGGGCATCAAATTGCGATGCAGAGTAAGTAGGTGGTGGACTCACACGGGCCCGCACCATACGTAAAGCGGGCGGCTTAATAGTAGCGCCGTCGGGACCTAAATGAGTGGTCTCGCGAGTCCAAGCGTTGACTGTTGGTAAGGTTTCCCATTGAGTGTTGGTAAAGTTCTTAACAACCGAAAAAAGCATACCACACATCTCGGGCGTGAGGCCGTAGTGGTTAGAATTGACTTGGAGCATGCGCATAACCGTTTCTTCACGACGAGCAGCATGCAACCAATCTTTAACGGCGTCCTTGTATTCCTCGTAACGTGACGGTGTACGATGTAATCGGGAAAGAACCTTAGTGGCCAAACGTGGTATGTCGAGGGCAGCACCCTGCTTACTCATGATGTAACCAACAAACTTGGCCGTGGTGTTACGTTCAAGTTTGCAGACATACCCGGCGTCATGTTTAAGCTGGTCCGCCAGTCTGTGGTCTATCCAGACGTCTTTGGCCGCGACAATCGAATCGTCGCCCTTAAAACCAGCAAACGTCAAACCAGTCGGCTTCATAAGTTGGAGGGTGACAGCCATGTTGAAAGTGGTGTTGAAAAGCAACGTCGCAGGTTCGCCTGAGTGCTTCTTGTTGTGCCCGTGGAGCTTCATCAAACCATGTTTAATTTGGACCCACTCAGTGCGGTAAAGGCCATAAAACTCAACGACGTCGGGCGGCACTCCAAAATCACGCATGATGCTCATGTTGAAAGAAAGTTCCAAGTTGTTCTGCGAGGCATCAAATTCGGCGAAGTCGTTGGCGGCAAAGACATTGGCACCGGCACAACCGGCATCCAACAGATGTATGGTCTCGTCTTCAGGGAGCCCATTCATGAAGTGGTATCCAGGTCTAGTGCAAGAGCGCAGAGCCTGTTCCATGGCGCGGGTCCAGACAACAAACTTGAAGTTAATCGACTTATCCCAGGCAGAAATGCCTTGTCCAGCCTTGCGTTTGAGCGAGGGATCACCTGTGCAAGTTGCCTTTTGTTGTTGTTTCAAGGAAAATGTGAGCTTGCCGGCTTTGACGTAGTCCTCGAGAGCCAAGAGACTAACGTCATCAGGTATGGAGTGGCCATTCTCCTCAAATTTTTTAACTGACGCAGCAACGCAGGCTGTAAGCAACTCGGGTTTCACGACAAAACGGCTCTTTTTGACGGCGTTGTAGAACGCAGTGCGCATCTCATTGGTGGCTGCCTTGAGTTTATTCTGTGGGAGATTACGAGTCTTCGACAGATAACGTCGTATGCCTGTGGAAAGTGCTGCCGGGTTGCTGGACGCTTGTGTGTTCAGGGTTCTGTTGGAAGGACCGTAGCGTTTGGCCGTCTTAGAATCAGGCTTCTTCTCGATGAGTTCGTCAGAGACAACTTGAACATGCCCCATGGCGGGATAAGGGTAGGAATGTTCGACCTGGTATATCCAAGCATCGTCGAGCTCCAATGTGTTCGGAAAAATGTGCTGGAGTATGAGGTCGGCCTCTTCAGGTTTGACGTCCTCAGGCTTGTACATAACAGGATCAGGGATAACCTTAGTCACAAGCCGGTCACAATCCACAACAAATTCCTCAGAGTTAGGAACGATGCCAGATTGGTCGAGAACGGCTTCAAACTCAGGAGTGAGAAGAAGCTTAGCGAGTCTAGCGTCAGGTGTGGTGTCGCTGATAAAGCATTTCTCCGTGTGTCGCGTGAGGGCAACTACGACATGGGCAGGAGAAGTGCGAAGCAGTCCCTCAGCGTCGGATGTGAGTTTCAAGAGGACTTTGTCGAAAGTTTGTCCTTGGGCCTCGTGGACAGTGATGCCACCGTAAAGACCCTTAGCAGCCTGGGTGAAAGTGAGGAGATGAACACCGTCAGGGTTTTTGTTAGGACCGATCAGCTCAATAGAGCATTCAACGGGATTGGTGGTACGCAATTTAGGATAGCCCAATTTGTCGGACAAAAGCTTGGTAATATCTTTTGGAAGTCGATGGGTGACTTCGAGTTGCTTGACGGGGCATAACGGGTACCAGTCGGCAACAGGTGAATGGATGTTGTAGGTTATGCCAGTAAAGTCAATGTGGGCGATTTGGTGGGGATCGCCAAGACAGGTCAATTTGCCAGCGAAGTTGAGCAGGCCCATAAGATATCCAGTTGGAAACATGAAAGCTTCATCCAAGATGATCCGGTCTGGTCTGAGCTGCCGCGCGTGCACCCACCCTCGATGGGTGGTCATAACGGGCGTGCGTGGTAACTTCCGATTGAGCTCAGTCTTAAGTCTGCGTGTGGGCACAATAACGAGAGTGCGTTCCTCGTCTAAAGCAATTGACTGTAAGTACTGTGTCTTCCCACAACCAGGAGGTCCGGTAACAAAGTCAATGCGATCAACAATTTCGGCAAGCGGTGGGGCGGAGGGAGGAAAGTCCTCAAGGCATTCTTCAGCAAGTTGAGCGAACTCGTTAACAGCAGTAGCTTGCTGCTCAAGATCTTGACGGAAAAGATCGAGTTCGTAGGATGGGCGGAGATCGAGCTTTTCAATATTGGGCTGCTCTTGCCTGGGGCGTGGTTTCGCCTCACCACGTGGTAAATCAATGTCAGGCAAAAGCATGAAGTCGTCATTATCATGTGTGAGCACGGGATCTTGCGGCCGCACCTCAGTAACGGCCCATACCCCGTCAGCGACAGACATGAGGGCATCAACGACAGGGTCAATGTCATTGGGCTCACTTTGTTGGAGGAGTTTCTGTCGCTTGGGTGAATGCGGCTGGAGGTGAAGTTCGTGTCTCAGACCGTGGAACCACTCTTTGACGAGGCGTATGAGGAAATTAGGTCGACCTTTCTCACGTAACTCCAAGAGATGTTGATCAAGTTTATCTAGGGTGATCTGCGCCTTCATATGTTCGAAACGTGCAATCTCGACGGCTGCGACGGCGATGATAGCTAAATGGTGGTTGTCGACAAGGACATCGTCCCATTGCTTTTCGCGGAGTTCATTGCCGATGAACAAGGAACGCGCCATAGATCGAATGAACATGACGGCCTTGCTGAATGTGATGTCTGAGTAATCACGGGACATCATGAACCGAACAACGCTTTGAAACTTGGCTCTGTCAGTGGCGACCCAACTGGTTTTGAGATATTTACAGGACACACCATTTGCGGCGCGATTGATAAGATCAGGAACAAAAATAAGATTGGTGGCGTAATCTGGAATGTAGGCAATCGTATCAATTTCACCGTAAACTCGAGAAAGTGTAATCTGTGCTTGGGTGCCCCAGACTTTGTCAATTTGGATGAAAACATTGAAGCCAAATTCAGTTGAGAAGCCCGCCCGGGTGAACCAAAATTTCCAATTGTAGGCATTGTGTGAATAAGCTACGGCAGGATCACGGTCGCCGGTCATGACAAGGTTTGTGACACGTTCTTTGGCCTTGCCTTCGTTGCGATTATAAAGGATTTTCCAATGAACCTCAGCTTCAGGGTCGACAATGTCGGAAGGGGCTCTTTTCTTAAGGAGAGGAACGGGGATATGCATCCAAGCGACTAATTCGTGGAGCCCGTGGGAATCAAATGCACGGGCGACCTGATGTGGGGTTACGTCATAAAGCGAATGTACAGCGATTGCGGCATTAGCCGGGACATCACAATTTTCTACGCCACTAACACAAAAAGAAGACGAAGCTTGTCGCGCTGCTAACTTATTTACATGGGCAAGAAAGGTCTTGTCACGATTACCGCGGACCAACGGTAAGGCAGCGGCTTTTAACCACCTGGCTTCGTCACGAGCATCGCCAACTTTACAACAGCAGTGGGTACCAGGAACCCAACGCTTGGCGATTTCAGTAATGTTAGGTCCAATCTCGATGGCATTCGGATGATTGCGCAAATATTTCTTTGCGAAGATGTGAGCCATCGAATTATGTGCTGACATAAGAGGGTGAGTTGGGGTCGCGGCAGTTCCCCGAGTGAATACAGCAGGTGCATACATGACCTCCAACTTCCTAATTATGCGGTCTGGGTAATTGGCCCAGAGCCTATAGGCATTTTTGTGGAGGGCAGCTTGGTGGTCAGCTGCAGCTTTGATACGCGGTTTGTAAATGAGACCCTTATCTTCGTCTGTAAATACGTAGTCGCAGTCGGCCATGACGGACGCGATTTTCGACGCTTTAACCAAACGAGATACGAAGGAACTAAATGATGCACT